CTGCCGATGTTATTAACATCCAGTACACGCCGGAGGAGTAATGGGAAAGCGCGAACAGCCGGACGTGCTGGCTCGGCTTGTCGGCGCTGATGGGAAGATCGAGCCTTCCAAGATAGTCTCAACCGCTAACCAGTTGATGCGCCTTGGGATGCTGCGGATGAACCGGGTGCAAGACCCGTTCATCAGAATCAAGAATAAGTACGGGCGCACACCTCGACGGCGCATCCTCAAGCCTGGAGAGAAGGTCGGGAAAACCAGGATAAGTGTTTGCGAATCAATAGCTCACGCCATGGGATTCAGGCCGTGGCTTAGGCCGGACGATCCAGACTACAAGATTTCGATTCGTGTTCCCAACCAGGGGTTCATGGGATGTCAGACGATGGCTCAGTCGGTGTCGGCAAAGATCGAGCCTGAGCTTGCCATGCTCATCCCGGCACACTGCGCACCGGATTGGAAGCGGGACACGACTGGAGCATTGAAGTCGGTCACATTGAAGTACGACTACACGGGACAGGCCTGCGGTTCAACCCTCCACGTCCGTTCGTATAACCAGTTGGCAGACTCATTTCTTGGAATCGACTATGACCACTACGGATGGGACGAGCCTCCCCCGCAAGATGTACTAATTGCGGCAGAGCGCGGCAAGGTCACGACCAACGCTCCCTCCTGGTTCGCCATGACCCCGCTCTACGGCGAACCCTACTTCTACGATATGTTCTCCGTGAAGGCGTTCAACGGAGGCGGGGACGATCAAGAGATTGCGATCTTTACCGGAACGACCTGGGACAATTGCCAGGACTATTGCCGGCAGTGCGACGAGTATATTCCGGAAAACGACCCTGTGAACATGGCTGATCCCCACGGGGAGCGCCCGGTAAACAATTGCCCTAAGTGCGGCCTCATCATGGGTTTCATTCCACGGGCGGGCATAGAAGAGTACGCCAAACTGTTTACCGATCCAGAGGAGTATGACGCACATATTGGCGGTAAGGAAGGCCACCTCAGCGGGCTGGTATACAAGACGCTCGACCGTGCGGTGCATCTCTACAAGGATTTCAAAATACCCTCCGATTGGATGCGGATTGAGGCAGTTGATCCACACGACGCCCGCCCGACACGCTGGCTGTTTGCGGCAGTAAGCCCAGAGGACATTACAATAAATGGGAAACCGGCAAATCGAATCTACGTTTATGCGTATCTTTTGGCAAACGGGAATGTGGAAGAGATCGCACGACAGGTCAAAGTGAAACGGGCAGAACACAACTATTATGAACCGGCGTTTGTAGTTCTCGATGCAAAGTACGGTGCGCGGACGCAGCTCAACGATACCTCGTGGGAAGATGAACTCGAAAAGGCGGGAATCGGACGCATCCGGCTTTCGCACTCCGAGGCAGGAGACATTGCGCTGGGGCACAAGCGGGTGAAAGAATACCTGCAAAACCATTACAGCGCCGTTAAGAGCAAAGATGTTCCGGCGCTGCTGTTCGCAGAGGAAGGTTGCCGGGGTGAACGGGGCCCGACTCAGGATTTGTTTAATTATCAGTGGAAGGCGGGAACCGATAAACCGGAAGAGGGATATAAGGATTTTGCGGACACAGTTCGCTACCTCTGCCTGGAGCAGCCGGTTTACTCACCGCCGAACGAGAAGAATGATTTGATCGCTCAATTCCTAGCGGCACGAAGCGAAACGGATTACAATCCCCTAAGCTATGGGTTACGGAGCGCCAATGCTTGAGATAAAGCCAGTCAGTTATGCAGACATTCTCGATGCTCCCAACTCGGCAGAACTGTTGGACGCCTACTCGAAAGACTGCGTGATGCCCGACTACAACCCACAGCGCCAGATATACGCCGCGATGGAGAATTCAGGGGCGCTTCACTGCTTTGGCGCATACTCGGATGATGTTCTTGTAGGATTTGTCTCTGTGGTTGCAGGCGTTATGCCGCACAATGGAAAGAGAATAGCCACGATAGAAAGTCTGTTTGCTCTGCCGTCTCACAGGAAACTTGGCACCGCAGATGCCCTGCTGTCTACCGTCGAGAGCTTCTCGATCAGGAATGGATGTGTGGCCCTGCTGTACACCGCCAGGGTAGGAAGTCCTTTGGATGTGGTGTTGTCCCATCGCCCCGGTTGCAAGGCCAGCCATACCATGTTTACGAGGTGGCTATGAGCACATTGACGGCACCTTTACCGATTGCCATGTTCCCGGCTTCGCCAGCCGTTCTCGAGCAACTGAACGAAATCAACAAAATCATCCTCTCTTACCCCCAGATCGAACTCGCCACAGAACATCTATTCCACGGCGGAATGTATGCAAGAACCATTCGTCTCCAACCGGGGACAAAGATGATGGGTTCGCTTATCAAGTTGGCAACTGTTCTTATCGTTCATGGAGACTGTTCAGTGTTGATCGGAGACCAAAGAGTTGAGCTGACCGGATACAATGTCATTCCCGGATGCGCGGGGCGGAAGCAGTTCTTTTGGACTCATGGGCCGGTTGAGATGACGATGATTTACCCGACCGCTCTTGGAACTGTTGAAGAGGCTGAGGATGAAGTCTTTGCAGAGTCCGATCAGTTGATGTCTCGCCGCGATGGAAGCGGTGATACGATAGTGGTTACGGGAGAATAGGATGGCAGGAAGCATTTCAGCGGCATTGATTATCGGCGCAGCGGCTGTTGGTGAGGGCATCTATGCGGATGTCAGCAAGCCTTCCACACCCGTGGCTCCCACTCAGGCACAAACCAATGAACAGACGGCTCAGGCGGCTCAGGCGTCGGCTTTGGCTCAGGCTCAGGCATTGACACAGCGCCGGGGTATGGCAAGCACGATGTTGCAAAGCCCGATGACCAGCGGTAATGCTACAGTAGGGAAAGCGACATTGGGGGAATAATGGCTTCTGTCGGTCTAGCCTCGCCTTATATGTACTCCGGGGGATATGCACCCTCCCGGCTCAACGACCGCTCCGCCGACGAACGAGCCAAGGATGCTCAGAAATATCTACAAGTGCTTGCACAAGAAAGACTTCCGTGGGAATGGATGGTGGACAACATCATCATGTACGTCAACCACGGCAGGCGGGGCGTGCAAGACAAGGATTTGTGGCCCGGCCAGCCCACCGGATTAGAGATTTTCGCCGACTCCGCCATGCTTGCCCACAACACTCTGGTCAAGGGTATGGTGGGGTATCTCTGTTCTCGCAATCAACCTTGGTTTGGACTGGAACTTCCCGGCAAACTAAACTTCCCGTGCACAAGCCGGATGAGAGCATGGACCGGAAAGCGAGTCGATTCCTACCCAGAAGTCCAGCGGTGGATTCAAGACTGCCAAGACGTGATGTATTCAGCGTTCAACCGAAGCAATTTCTATGATGTAGTGCCGGAATTCATCGGTGATGGGTCTGCTCCAGGTACGGCCCACTTGCTGATAGAAGAAGATGTTTCGACGGCAACCATCATTTTCACCGTTCCCCATTTCCGGGAATGCTTCATCGCGGAAAACCGATTTGGCCAGGTCGACACAAACTATCGCGTCTACAAAATGACGCTTCGGCAGTTCGTTCAGCAGTTCGGCTTGGACGAAATGAAGAAGGCCGATACGAACTTCGAGCATGACTACGAAAGCAATATGCACGAGCAGCGCGAAGTTCTCCATGCGGTCTATCCCCGCAAGGATTACAACCCTGGGCGCATAGATGCCAAGGGAAAGAAATGGGCATCCGATTGGGTGTATCGAAAGGGAGGCAAGATTCTCGGCGCTGACGGGAATCAGGGATTGAAGATGCTGTCCGAGGGCGGCTACGACTCTATGCCGATACTGAGTTGGAGATGGAGGAAGAATTCAGACGAATCCTACGGTCGCTCTCCGGCGCACGATGCTTGGGTCGCCATCGCGTTGGACAATCAGATGGGGAGAACCAATCTGATTACTGCCCAGAAAGCGGCTGAACCTCCGATGGTGGCGTATGAGGACCAGCGGGGAAAGATTCAGCGTGGCCCGAACGGCTTTACATTCATCCCAACCAACCGTGGCGACATTCGCCAGATCATGCCGCAACCTCTAACGACCGGCGTCCAAAACCTTCCGTTCAATACGGAGTATCAGGGCAAAGTTGCGCAGATCATCAACCAGCACTTCCACACAGATGTGTTCACCCTGCTTACGCAATTGGCGCAGGGCGGTGCCACTGAGCGTATGGTGACGGCGCAAATCAATGAGTTGATGACCGAGAAGGCGGCGCTGCTCGGAACCATTGTCGGTAACCTGCAATCGGAAGGGTTCAACCCCATGATTGCCAGGGTGTTCGACATTGAGGCAAGGGCAGGACGCATTCCTGAAGTTCCGCAAATTCTTCAAGATTCCGAGCATGAGCCAATCAAGGTGCAATATCTGGGCCTCTTGTCTCAGGCACAGACCAGGGTAACGAAGGTCCGGGCGATTCAATCCGGAGTGGCTCTGATTACGTCAATCACACAGTTCGATCCTCTCGCCATGCACGCTCTCGACACGGATGAGATGGTGCGCGAGGCATGGGACGCGGTAGGCGGTCCAGCAACGTGCCTACGTGACCCAAAGGCCATTGCTCAGATACGGGAGATGGCTCAGAAGCAGCAGGAGAAGCAGCAGCAGATTGAGAACGCACCTAAGATTGCCAAGGCGGCGGCACTGGCCGGCAAGGCGGCAGAGCCGGACAGCCCTCTCAAAACCATGATGGGCGGCGGTAAGGAGCCAGGCGAATGATTGACTACACGCCGGAAGAAGACGCCAGACAGATTGCCGATAAGAAAATGAAGCAGTATTACCGGAGCGTGTTTAGCTCGACTGAGGGTCGGAAAGTGCTTGGTGATATACTCGTTTCAAATCACTTCGGGGTTCCATTGAACAACGAAGTGGAGCGGATTGAGTACAATGTGGCTATTGCAATTGCCAGGATGAGCGGTACAATGAGCGAAGTGGATGCTCTAATAGGAATCGTGGAGGGTTGAAGTGGCGAATCCAAGTCCAACGTATGGCGGTGTGAACTGGCCGGGAGCGGATGCACTCCGCATTCCCACGGAGCGCGGCGGGTTTGTCGCCAAATCTACTCAGACGCAGGCGAGTCTTGAGACATATGGCGAGCTTGACCTTGGAACCGTAGCAGCCAGCACCATCACTCTCAATGCGCAGCAGGCCGGAGCCTCCCTCATCACCATCACCCCGACCGGGGCTGTGACGATTGTTCTCCCCACCTGCCAGCCGGGGCATCACTTCTTTCTCTGGAATCTGGCGACGGCGACCTATAGCGTCACCGTACAGATCGCAGGAAACCCAACCAATACCGCAGTCGTTCCATTCCTGGCCGCAACCGGCAGTATGTCTGAAATCGTGCATACCGGGAACAACGGCGGTGTGATGCTCAGGAACGGATAGAGTTTGGTTTTTCACAATTTGGGTCCGCTCAGAGTCCGGCCAGACTGAGAGCGGCGAAAGTAAGACAGACGCGGCAATCGAGTGCTCGATCACTCGGTTCCGCGTCTTTTCTTGGCCCAAAGATTTTTGAAGGAGCAGCAAATGGCAGATGAAGTTGTTGTCGATCAACCCGTAACGGGAAGTGAAACGACCGGAGCACAGGGCAACCAGCAGACGCAGACGCCGGGATGGTTAGCGGGTTTGCCTAGCGACCTCAGAGACAATGAGGCTTTCAAGCCGTATCGCACGGTGGGAGACTTTGCAAAGGCCCATCTCGAAACGGCGAACAAAGCCAAAGAGTACGAGGGGAAGTTGGCGAACTCGATCCCCAAACTGGGCGAGAATGCTACGCCGGAAGAGCGCGATAAGTTCTACACCTCACTCGGACGGCCCGATAAGCCGGAAGGTTATGAGCTAGACCCTGAGAAGAAGAATGCACCTGAGTGGAACAAGTATTGGGAAGACACCTTGTTTTCTGAGGGTATCCCCAAGAAAACCGCTCAAGCTCTTCAAGGGAAGTTGAATGCTCAGTTGACCTCAATGGTGGAAGCGCACAACGCCAAGATTCTCGCAGAGAATACCAAGGCGGCTGAAACGCTGAAAACCGAGTTGGGCGACAAATACGATGCGAGCGTAGTGCTCGTGTCGCGGCTATGGAAGCAATGGGGAAAAACAGAAGTCGAATTCGACAAGGCGTTTGCAGCTGAAAGCAGCGCCAACCGAACTACGATGATGCGCTTCCTGTTGAACGTGGCCGCAAAAACCGGAGAGGATTCATCTTTGCGCGGGTCAGGGCAGAGGGCGGAAACGCCTAAGGCCGGATACGATTTGAGTAAATTCAATCTTCCGCCAGCAAGGATTTAGGCCTCTCTAAGGGGAGATTATCGCCATGGCAGATGCCTCGCAACTCGGTTACACCACGATGACGGATGTAATCAACAGCTACTCGTCCTCGGATGCCCGTGCGCAGTTTGTCCAGCCCGCAAAGGTGCTTGCCCGCGCTTGCCCTTTGCTTGAGTTCTTGCCTTTCGTCCCGGCAAACAACATGCTTTTCAACGTCGCTCGGCGTACCGATTACCTGGACGTTCCTGCAACGCGCCGGTTCAATGAAGCAGCCGTGATTACGAACTCCAAGAACACCAACATCACCGACGATATTGCCATGTGGGAAAATTGGGATGTTCAAGATGCGGCGTTTGCCGACCTTCAACCCGATCCCTCGGCGTATATGTCGGACCAGATCAGCAACAAGATCGAGGGCTTCAAGCAGAAAATCGAATCCGTATTGTTTTACGGAAACCCGGCTACCGATCTTGGTGGAATCAGAGGCCTGGCAACACGAATCAACAATCTTGAATCGGTTCCCAACGGAGACGGAAGCTGGCCTGCGAATGCTTACAACAGCGGGCTGACCTCCGGCAACGCCACAAGCATCTGGGCGGTCGAATTCGGAAAAGACAAGGTTCAAGCAATCTACCCCGCCAGTAGTCCGGCAGGCCTGGAAATCAACACCATCGGCAAAGTTCCGTGGACAATGGCCACCGCCCTGAGTGGAGTTCTCGGTCAATCGAGGGCACTGATGGCGTATGTCACTCAGTGCAAATGGAGCTTGGGACTTCAGATCGTTGACGAACGCTGCGCTCAACGCGTTGCCAACGTGAACCCAGTTCCGTTGCAGGCGGGTGGCTTCGATGAGAACCTGCTCATTCAGGCACTGGGCAATCTTCCTGGTGCGGGTAATGCTCCCGGCACGGTGATTCTGTGCAGTCGCGCCATTCTGAATGAGATGAACATCCGAGCGGTCTCACAGAAAACCAATGGCTACTACACGCAAAACGCGGAGACCGGCGACATCTGGGGATCGCGGCGTATTACGCGCTTCCAGGGAATCCAGGTCGTTATGGCCGAAAAGATTTCCAACTCGGAAACCATCATCAGCTAGCCGATGTCGCTAGAAGGAGAGTCATCATGCTTTTAGACGCAATGCAGTTTTTTCACGGCTCTGGAACAGCGGCCTTCGGTCCGATTACTTCCACCGCCAAATCGTTCACCGGTTCGATTGCGACGACTGGGGTATTGACCATCACGGCCGGTACTGCTGGGTCTGAACTTTTGGTCGGGGATTCGCTTACGGGAGCCAACATCTCTACCGTGGGTGGCCCTACCATCGTGACAGGCATTACCGCCATTACCGCCGCAAACGGAGTTGGCACCTACACTGTCAGCAACCCGCAACTGTCAGCTAGCGCAACCATTCTCGCAACCCTTGCGCTCTTGGGAGACTTGCTGGTTGTCGGAGCAACCTCACAGCAGAGCAACCTGGAGCTTGACTTTGGAGCGCCGAACCCTGGCACATCCAACCCCCTCATCTCCGCATTCCCGTCTTTGACCGAGAAGGGATACTCCTATCCGCCCGAAGTTGTGGGCGATGGTGGAATCCCGTTCGGCGTTCACATCGTCGTTTCCGGTCCGGTTTACGGGAACTCGCTCAACAGCATTGCTTTCAACGTGGAAACCGGGGCGGCGACAGGTGCCACAACGATCATCGCCACCCGGTCTTTGACCATCGCGCAGCTTCAGGTCCAGGGGGCGCACTACTGGATTCCGGTTGCAGGCAACTCTGTTCTTGAGTTCCTGCGCTGGAATGCGGTCAACACGCCGGCCAACAACGGCTATGTCGGTTCCATCTATTCGTGGTGGGGACCGAAGCTTGGAGGAGAGCAATAATGCTTGTTCATGCAAAGTGCCTTGCGTTTGCCTGGGATAGTCAGGCCAGCAAAGCGTACAATCCCGATGCCGGGCCGTTGCCTGACGGCCTCTATGAGATCGACACGGATAGCCAACTGGCTACCTTGAAGACACTTAGAGGCGACTGGCTTTTCCAGTATCCCGGCCATGAGGGACGTGCTCCAAAGCCGGGAGATGAGCCTGTTGTGGCAACGGCAACAGTCAAGGAAGTTGTCGAGCCCAAGATTGACAAGCGGAAACTCAAGAAGGGGCCGATGAGCAAGGAACGCAAGGCTCAACTAGTCGCAGCACTCACAAAGGGACGCGCTGCGAAAAAGGCCAGGCTGGAAGCGGCAGCGGCTTAGAACGGTTCACCATTCACCGGCGAGGGCGGGGCATTGCCCTGTCCTCGCTTTTCTTTAGGGAGTCTCGATGAACTATTCGCCCGTGTCCATATCCAATATGAGTTTGCAGTTGTTAGGGGCGCGTGGGACTATTGGCTCTCTGACTGAGCAAACTCCCAACGCCATAAAAGCGAATGTGGCATGGAATATGATCTGGCCCAGCGTGCTATCCGAGCGTGAATGGAAGTGCGCCAAGACGCGGGTTGCTTTGCAACAGAACGCGCAATCTCCAGCGGGAGGATACAAGTTTGCCTACGCACTGCCAGCGGATTATTTGAGGCTAGTTAAGCCACGCGAGATACCGGAAGAGCGCCGCATTGCCGATGGAGCCGTGTGGGGTTGGGGCGGTGATGGATATGGATGGTTCCGTCATCGTGACATTCCAGTACACCCGCACGAGGCAGCGCCGTACGTCATAGAGGCGGTTCTGAGCGCAGATGGAGTTTCGTATACCAACAATCTCCTGAGCAACTATCCGCACTGCGATACTTACACTACCGTCTGCCCCATCGTCATCAACTACATCCGGCTCATTACAGATTTTACGCAGATAACTCCTGGACTTGCTGATGTTGCGACGTACCGGATGGCTGCTGCATTGGCCGTTCCCGTCACAGAGGATGCGAAGAAGGCTCAGAGCATGATGCAGATGTACTTCACGACACTCAACTCCGCTGCGGCTCAACAGGAATGCGACTGGTTGGCCGATGAGAGCGGGAATTACAACTGGATTCATGCAGGGCGCTATTCCGGGGGGCGCTACTGATGCCGAACGTGTTGATTAATAGCATGAACACGGGCGAGATCAGCGGTCTCTGCGAAAGCAGAAGCGACCTCGCCAAATTTTCCTCCGCATGTAAGACGCTGGAGAATTTTGTACCGCTTGTTGAGGGCGGCGCGAAGAAGATGCCGGGGACATACTTCGCCGGAACGACGGCCAACGGCGGGGCAATGTTCACCGCGTCGATCGCTGGCACGACCATGACCGTCACAGCGGTCAATTACGGCGTTCTACAGGTCGGGCAGACGATTGTGGGGGGTGGGGTAGCCTCTGGTACCACCGTGAGCGCCTACGGCACAGGGACGGGCGGCGTGGGCGCTTACACGATCACGCCAACGCAGACGGTTGGCAGCGAGATAATGCAGACGGCCAGCAATGGTCAGAGCCGTCTTGTGCCGTTTCAGTACTCGACAGAGCAGGGTGCAGTACTTGAGTTTTCTGCTGGGATGTGCCGCGTGTGGGAAGGCGCGACACAAGGTTCGTGGGCTTTGGGGTTGGCTGAGCAGAGCGTTATCCCCGCTGGGGGAATAAACTACAATCCCGCCACTGCATACGTTTCAACCAACAAGGTTCTTGTCGGTTCCAGTTATCTTGCGTATATGTTTGATCGAATCTCCGGCACTGAGGATACAACAAAGGGAGTGCTTTACATCTCAATCCCTTATGGGGAGCCAGTCAGTTCCTTGACGGGAATTGGCAGCATCTCGATAAACACATCCGACTCTTTGAGTGTATTCAAGTCTGGGGTTTCTCCTAACCAGATTATAAATATAGCACTGGCAAATACAACCGCATCAAATAACTCCGCCAGCGCAATTCAGGCAGCGATCCGCGCATTAGGTAGCTTGAATTCTCCATCATACGGATATGTGGATTTATCGGCATGGTGCGTTACTCCAGACGCTATCTATTATGCAACCCCGTGGACATCTTTGCCAGTCTTATACGATTTTCAGTTTCCCCCATATATTTTCAATTGGATAGGTGAGTGTGTCGCCTCCAATCAATACAATCAGTTTCCAGTTATCTTAACAAATATTCTCGGATTGGGTCTTTCTATAGCGTGGAATGCTACTTATTGGGGGCCTGTTGCCGC